TGCTCGTTCGTTTCGAGACGTTCGAGCGGGCGCAGGTACTCACCAACCTTGGTGAGCTCAGTAGCACCAACGGAGCCGACGTCCTGTGGTACAGCGCAGCCAGCGCTGGCCAGCAGGTCAGTCTCCTCACGAACAAGCCCGAGTGGTTCGCAGAGCTCGAAGGGAAGATCGACGATGCCCGAAGACCAAGATGAGCGCCTTGCCCAGATCAAGGCAGACCTCGCCTACTTCAGGACGACCCTGGGTGGCGGGCAACCGTCGACCCTCTACGCTGCGAAGTACGTCGAGGATGTTGAGTGTTTGCTCGGTGTCATCAAGGTCTTGCGAGGCATCCAAGGACCAGGCTCCACACCGTCTTCGGTCCAGAAGACGGACGTCGAGACGGCTCTCGAGCACGATGAAGCTGGGCGGGTCGAGCGCAAACCCAAGCGGACGTAGCTAATCCACCGTCGACAAGTACAGCGCCGCGATCGATGTGAGATCAAAGATCGCGGCGTCATCAGAACTAGCGACGGCGACGCGACCACCGCCCAACTCTTGTTCAGGGAAGCCGCTGCCGTAGCCGCTGCCGTCGCCGTCGCCGCTGCCGCTGCCGCTGCCGCAGCCGCTGCCGTCGCCGCTGCCGCTGCCGTAGCCGTCGCCGTCGCCGTCGCCGTAGCCGTAGCCGTAGCCGTTGCCGCTGCCGCTGCCGTAGCCGTAGCCGCTGCCGTAGCCGTCGCCGTAGCCGTCGCCGTCGCCGTAGCCGTAGCCGCTGCCGTAGCCGCTGCCGCAGCCGCTGCCGCAGCCTTTCCAGATGGCGCTCACTTTTCTCTCCGCAAAAGCCATCTGTCCCAGATCGTATCGTGACACTCGACCTGTCCTCCAGAGATCGACAAGACGTGCAGGCGGACTACACCGTAGAAGTCCAAGATCGTTTCTTTAGTCGGACCTTGTAGAGCGAGCTCCCCAAGGCCTGAGGCCGTTCCCCAACGTCTCACGTTGAACGCTGTCGACACGATGATCTGATCTTTCTGCAACACAGGCTGGCCAACGTACACCCAGCCGCGATCTGCGATCAGGATTCGCCATTTACTCGGAGTGGGCATGTCCTTGGTCTTGTCGACGGGCGCGGTGATTCCGACTACTATTCACGTGCTGCTAGCCCTTGACCCGTCTGTCGATGTAGTCTGGCCCCATGACCACCACTGGAGCGGGCGGGACAGCCGCAGCGATGGCCGGGGCTGCTGCTCTCGGGATCGGTGGCGACTCAGACGTTGAAGCCGTCAAGGTCCGCCGCCTCGGCCTGTCCCCTCGTCAGCAGATGCTGGACAAGCGGTGGGCCTACTACCGCTGCGAGCAGTACGCCGCCCGCCGCGTTGCATGGGACGGATCTCGCGCAGTCGGGCAGACCGAGCGCGACACGATCGGCCTCGCTGGCTACGTCCCGCCTGGGTTCTACATCGCGAACAGCGAGACGCTCCCGATCCAGTTCCGCAAGCCGACGACGCCCTATCACCTCTGCAAGGTGATCGTCGACCGCTTCACGTCGCTCCTGTTCGGACAGAAGCGCCACCCACGGATCACGGTCCCCGGCGACGAGGAGACGGAGTCGTTCGTGAACGCGGTCGCTGAGGTCGGGCGTCTTTGGCCCGCGATGATGCAGGCGCGCACCTACGGTGGCGCAACCGGCACGGCAATCGTCGGGTTCAAGCTCGTCGCAGGGCGTCCGATGTTCGAGGTGTTCGACTCGCGCTGGTGTATCCCCAAGTTCATCGACCGCGCGAACCTGCTGCTCGGCTCGATCGAGTATCGCCACACGTTCAAGCACGAGGTGATGAACAGCGAGACTGGTGACTGGGAGGAGGTCGACTTCTGGTACCGCCGAGTGATCGACACCAAGCAGGATGTCATCTTCGAGCCGATGCGGGTCATGCCGAACGACCCAAACCCGCGCTGGGTTCCGGCCCAGGTCGTCGAGCACGGCCTCGGGTTCTGCCCGGTCGTGTGGATCCAGAACCAACCCGGCGATACAGAGATCGACGGTGACCCGGACTGCATGGGTGTCTACGACCTTGTCGAGGGCGTCGATCGTTTGCTCTCGCAGAGCGAGCGTGGCGTTCTTGCGAACTGCGACCCAACAGTCGTGGTGACGACCGACGCGCAGATGGGTGAAGTCCGCAAGGGCTCGACGAATGCGCTCAAGCTCCCCGCAGGCGGGACAGCTTCCTATATGGAGATGACCGGCACCGGCATCATCCAGGCTCGTGAGCAAGCAGAGCTCTACAAGGGTATGGCACTTGAGGTCGCGCAGTGTGTCCTCGAGCAGCCCGACGGCCAGAAGACGGCGACGGAGGTCGAGCGCAACTTCGCATCGATGCTCGCCCGCGCCGATACCTTCCGTGAGCAGTACGGCGAGATGGGCGTGAAGCGTCTGATCAACATGGTGTTGGTCGCGTCGGTGCAGCTCACCAAGCCGCGCAACCTCAACGGGGCGATCACACGATTCGAGATCAAGCTACCGAAGACACCTGATGGCAAGGACCAGCATCTGGGCAAGGGTCCGTTCCAGGCCCAGCTTGTGTGGCCTCCGTACTTCGAGCCGTCGCTCGACGACGCGAACAAGGCCGTGCAGGCGGCGACGGGCGCGAAGATGGCCGGGCTCGTAGACGATGAGCACGCGGCCAAGTTCCTGGCTCCGTACTTCCAGATCGAGGATGTGCAGGACGTGCTTGACAGCGCCAAGGCCGCGAACGGTGAGACGCAGGCAGGCATTGAGCGCATGGCTCTGGAAGGTCCAGAGGACGGGCCTACCACCGGCTCACCGGACAAGGCGCAGGACGTGGCCCTCAACGGTGCCCAGGTGTCTGCCCTCGCAGACCTCGTCAAGGCCGTTGCGGCCGGTGAGCTGCCCGCAGCGTCGGCCATCGAGATCATCATCGTCGGCTTCCCGGTCAGCCGTGAAGTCGCGACACGCATGGTCGGTGCAGGACCCGCAGACAAGAAGTCGAGCGGCTTGATCCTCCCGTAGGAATATCGCCACTCGATCAGGAAGGACTAGATGATGCCGAAGGAACCCTCACCGAAGAAGATCAAGAAGCTGGTCAGCGCCATCATGCCGCTGCTCCCGCTATTGATCGGCATGAAGATCGGTGAGGCCGTGCGACGTCTGTCCACGCCCGAGCCTGAGAAGAAGGACGACGAGTGAACACGCAGGATGCCCAGCTCGCGCTCGCCCGCGCTGCCTTCGACCCGGAGTCAGCGATGGAGGCGTTCAGCCACATCGACCCGCAGGCCGCGCCGCTCGAGTCCCTTGTCGGCGTCCTCGCCCCCGAGCGGATCAAGCAACACGCGCTGACGTTGGCGGTCGAGGTCCACCCGGTGCCAGAGCACAAGCGGTGGCGCTTCTTCATCTTCTACCAGCTCATGCGCTTGGCCTGCTGGTTCTACCCGTTCAAATTTGAGATCTACCGGACACGCGAGCCTTGGGAATAGACATGGCCTCGCCAACGCGGTACTTGTAGGCGCAGCCCCTAACTGAACAACGCGGGGCCATTTTTGTAGTGTCACGGCACCCAACAGTCTTTACAAGGTAGGCCACATGCCGAAATTTAGCATCGTAAACATCACGCCAGGCGGCGTTACCCCACCAGCTCCTTACAATACGATTCTGCCCCCAGGTAAAGGCATCATCGTCGCGGCTGCCTCCGATATGGTGGTCGTCAACGCGCTTGGTGGAGCGAATGCGATCTTGGGCACGTTGCGTGTCACCCAGGTGCCTGACGCAAACATCGTCACCTGGCCTGCTTCGTGCCCGCCGTTCAATCTGTCGACGATGACGCTCTACGCTCGCCCCGCAAACGAGGGCGGCAACGATTCGACCGGCGAAGGTACTGCGATGAAGCCGTATCGCACCTTCACGCGTACGGTCTGCGCGGCTCAGGATCTCTTTCCATCAAACAGCCTCCCGCCAGGTCTACGGCTGAACCTCGACATCACCAACGTCGTGGAAGTACTGCCTTCCGACTACAAGCTGCCGGCTTGGAAGTGTGGCGATGTCTACGACGTTGACGTGGGCAGCGAGTTTTTCGCCTATATCGCGGGCAGCAACATCAGCGCGACCCCAAGGCTCATGTCGACGATTTCGGCAAGTGACGCGACGGTTCCTCCGGGAGCTCTTGCTGGGGGATCGCCGACTGCGGATCCTGTCACAGGACATCTCACGTATACGCTCTCCGGAGTAGGTGTCGGGGCTCCTCGGACTTCGTGGAACAACAATGCTCTCAAGGGCAAGCTCGCCGTCGGAGGGTTTGGCGGCCCCGGTCCCGGCACGATCTATGCGAGCACCTCAACGAGTTTTTCGGTCACTGGGATCAATC